GTTAGCGCGTTGAATGCTAGAGCCGATGGAACTGCGTGTAGTGGTGTTACTATTGATAAAGTACACCACTCTGTAACTGGTTTCACCCAAGTGCAATTACTTTGGGACGCAACCACGAACACAATCGCATTAGCATTGGCAGAGTCAAGTAATGGGCATATGGACTTTAGCGGTTTTGGTGGGTTACAGAATACCTCTGGTTCTGGAAAGACAGGAGATATTGCTCTAACTACTATAGGAGCTGCTGCTAACGACACTTATGTTATCGTTCTTGATTTGTTAAAGCATTACGGATAGATGGCTACTTCAGGTACTAGAACTTTTAGTTTAGACGTAGCGTTAGCTATAGAGGACGCATACGAACTAGCAGGACTCGAACTTCGTACAGGTTACGATGCAGTCACTGCTAGGCGTTCTCTAAACCTAATGTTTGCAGATTGGTCTAACAGAGGGGTTCAGCTTTGGGAAGTTGTAGAAGTCTCTCAGACTTTAACTGAGGGAGATTCTTCTTACGACCTGAATTCTTATGACATTGATATACTAGACGCAATAATTCGAAGAACTGTTAATGGAATTCAAACTGATTTTCAGATTTCTAGAATTGACCGTAATGAATATTTTAATGTTCCTAATAAAACAACGAAGGCTAGACCTACACAGTTTTATGTAGAACGAACGGTTACGCCTAAAGTATATTTATGGCCTTCTCCTGAAAACTCTACAGATCAGTTTATTTCCTATAGGTGGCAACGTATTCAAGACGCTTCAGCTTCTGTCAATGATCTTGATGTACCTAGTCGATTCCTACCTTGTTTAACCATGGGATTAGCTTTTTATTTAGCAGTTAAAAAGAACCCAGACAAAGTTGCTTTACTACAGCCCATGTATGAGCAAACTCTTCAAAACGCATTAAGGTTCGATGAAGATAGAACGTCTGTCCATTTAATCCCCTCAGTAAGTTCCGTCTTTACTTAATGGCTTACGCACAAGGTAAACACGCACTCGGGATTTGCGACCGTTGCGGTTGGGCTTATAGGTATTTACAGCTCCGTATGGAATGGACTGGTTTTAAGGTTTGTCCAGAGTGTTATGAACCTAAAAATCCGCAATTAAATCCCCCGACATTACCCACGGATCCAGAATCGTTACATCAACCAAGACCAGAAGTTTCTTTGCCTCAGTCTCAGCTAGGGGCGATTATAACAACAAGTCCTACGTTTACTACTTCTGCTGGAGTTAATGTAGGTGCTCTTCCAGCAACTACAGTAGACCCTATTGGCTCAGACTTTTCAGCAGATGGGGCTACGGGTAGTATTGGCACAGTAACAGTGGTGACCACATGAGCTTTACTTACGCAACGCTAAAGACAGCTATTCAAGATTATTGTGAAACGAGCGAAACTACGTTTAATAATAACTTATCGGTTTTTATTCAGGAAGCAGAAGAAAGGATTCTAAAAGCTGTTGAGATTCCTGATTTTAGAAAAAACGTAACAGGTACGGCTACTTCAGGTAGCACTTATTTATCTATGCCTACCGATTTCTTGGCCCCGTTGAGTTTAGCGGTTATCTCTAGTAGCGTGTATACATACTTGTATTTGAAGCACGTTTCGTTTATTAGAGACTATACGCCAAACGCATCGACGACAGGGGCACCCATTTATTATGGATTATTTGATAGCTCAACTTTTATTTTGGCTCCTACACCTGACGCTAATTATACTTTTGAGCTTCATTACAAGTACAGACCGGCGTCGTTAACAGCTGGTTCAGATAGCGGAACAACATGGCTTTCAACAAACGCTCCAAATGCATTATTATATGGTTCATTAGTAGAAGCGTCGACATTCATAAAAACCCCAGAAGAAACCCCGTACTATGATCAAAGGTTTCAAGAAGCAATCGCAGGATTAAAGAAACTTGGGGAAGGCTATGGGATTCGAGACGAACATCGTTATGATATATCTAGGATGGGTTAGTTATGTTTAAGATGGCTGTTGAATCAAATATGGGAGATGTTGTCGTTAAAACAACAGAACGCAGAGGATTATCCCCTGAAGAATTAGCCGAACGAGCGGTAGAGCAAATAGTTAGTGTGTCTTCTTCTGTAGACCCCGTTGTAAGACAACAGGCAGAAGCGTTTAGAAGCCGCATTTATCATGTAGTATTGGGTATAATCAAACAAGCAATTAAAAGCGATAGGACAACGCTTATTAATGAGTTTATTCAACAGGGTCAGTCAGACACTGCTGATATTTTAAGGAGACTATAATGGCTATCACCACAGCTATGGCAACCTCGTTTAAATCAGAGCTTTTACAGGGAATTCATAATTTCCATAACGGTTCTGGTGGAGGAACGACTACCACTACAGGTACGGGCAATACGTTCAAGATTGCTTTGTACACCAGTAGTGCAACTATGTCAGCGTCTACTACGGCTTATGCAACGACTAACGAAGTCTCTGCTACAGGCACAGGGTATACCGCTGGCGGTAATACATTAACGAATGTAGACCCGACCACATCAGGAACTACTGCACTGACAGATTTTTCTGACACTACTTGGTCTAGTAGTTCGATTACTGCAAGAGGATGTTTAATTTACAATTCTTCAACTACCGCAGGATCAGCTAATAGAGCAGTAGCGATATTAGATTTCGGAGCGGATAAGACATCTACAAGTGGAGACTTTACTATTCAGTTTCCAACAGCAGACGCTTCTAACGCGATCATAAGAATCGCATAGGATATAGTGTGTGGCTGATGTCAAGGTTGCCTTTGATGGATGGAATTCTTCCTCTCATGGATGGGGCGAAGGAACGTGGGGTAATGGCGAAGCAGTTCCTGGAGCAACAGGGACTCTTGGTACGGTCTCGGTTACGGCAGACGCTAATGTCTCAGTTACAGGCGTTGCGGGAACGGGGACTCTTGGGTCGGTTTCTGTATCCGCTGATGCGAGTGTTAGTGTATCTGGTATATCAGGCACTGGTGCTCTTGGTTCACTTACGGTTACGGCTGCGGCGAATGTTAGTCCCACAGGAGTTGCAGGTACAGGAACACTTGGGTCAGTTACGGTCTCGGCTGACGCAAGCACTTCGGTCACTGGCGTGGCAGGTACAGGCTCGCTGGGATCAGTTACGGTTACAGGCACGGCGACAGTCTCTGTCACAGGCGTGGCAGGAACAACAGGGCTTGGAAGCGTCTCCCCGATCACAAGTAACACGATTGAAGTTTCTACACCAGAAATGGTCGGATCTGTTGGAACGGTTACGTTTGATGGAGATGCAAATGTTTCGCTTACAGGTGTGGAAGCGGCCTGTACAACGAGTGGCGTTAATGTTTGGGGGCTTATCGATGATAGCCAAACAGCGAATTGGTCAGGAATTGATGACAGTCAGACGCCGAATTGGTCAACTATTGACGATAGTCAAACACCAGATTGGAAAGAGGTAGCATAAATGGCTAGTACATATGTAAACGATCTTCGCCTAAATGAAATGGCGACAGGAGATGGCTCAGGAACGTGGGGAACGACCACGAATTTAAACCTGGAGATGATCGCTGAAAAATTTGGAACAGGGTCTGAAGCTCTTTCAGACGCCTCTACCGCCACCATAACGATGGCTGACGGGGCTTCAGACGCTTTTCGTTCTACAGCACTAACACTTACAGGTTCTTTATCACAAGCCTGTACCGTGACATTTGCCCCAAATACTATTAGTAACGTCTGGGTAGTTCAAAACTCTGCTGGTAATACTGTAACGATTTCACAAGGAACAGGCGCAAATGTGGTCATACCAAATGGCGGCATAAGAATGATTGCTACAGACGGTGCCGGTTCTGGAGCAGCGGTTACTGATGTACTCGATGTATTAGGCGGCACAGGCAATGTAGGGCTTGGTAGCGGTGCGTTTGGTACAGGGCTTACCACAGGTACAGATAACGTAGCTATAGGTGAGGCTGCGGGTGATGCACTTACAAGCGGCTCTGAAAACACCTTTGTCGGTGATAATGCGGGTGGGGCAACAACCACTGCAAGTTATAACACGGCAGTAGGTAGAAATGCTTTGCTTGTTAACTCTACTGGTGCATCTAATACCGCAGTTGGTAAAGGTGCTTTAGATGCAAATACAACAGGTAGTGACAATGTTGGTGTGGGCGCATTAGCACTTTCAGCTAACACCACAGCTTCAAACAATGTTGCCATTGGAAGAAGTGCTTTGGCTACTAACACCACAGGCTCGGGTCATGTTGCTGCGGGATATCAAGCTCTTACTGCCAACACTACAGGGGATGAAAGTACAGCATTTGGCTCTGGCACTCTTGAAGCAAACACAACGGGTGGAAAAAATACTGCTGTGGGTTTTGAAGCTTTGCACCTTAACACCACAGGAAATCGAAACACGGCTGTGGGAGCGCATGCTTTAGATGCGGCAACTACAGCAAGCTACAATGCAGCATTAGGAACTTTTGCTTTATCAGATAACACTACTGGAGCAAACAACACTGGCCTTGGGTATTATGCTTTAGCGCAGAACACCACAGCATCAAACAACACGGCTATTGGATATCAGGCTTTACAAGCCAACACCACAGGTGAAGTTAATTCCGCATTTGGTACTCAAGCTTTGTATACAAACACTACAGGTTATGGAAACACAGCCGTGGGTAAAAGTGCTTTATATACTAATAATGGAAACAACAACACGGCTGTTGGACATGAAGCACTAGAATTAAATACAACTGGCACAGGCAGTGTTGCTATAGGTAGGGAAGCTTTAGAAAACAACACCACTGGAACAGCGAACACTGCTGTTGGTTCTAGTGCGTTAGAAGCTAACACCACCGCTTCAAACAACACGGCTGTTGGACATTCGGCTCTTACGGCCAACACCACAGGAACAGAAAACACCTCAGTTGGAAAGTCATCTTTAGCCGCTAACACCACGGCAGATGCAAACACTGCTTTGGGTTTTAATTCGTTGATAACTACCACTACAGGGGGATACAACGTGGCTCTTGGGCGCAGAGCACTGTACTCTACGACAACTGGGTATACTAATGTAGCCGTTGGTGTTGATTCTTTATACAGCAACACCACGGGCATAAACAATATAGCAATAGGTGTTGATGCTCTCTTTGACGTAACTACAGAAAGTGCCAATGTAGCAATTGGAAGATCAGCGGCGGCTAATGTTACTGGTGCTGGAAATGTAGCAATTGGATATCAAGCATTAGACGCTCAAACAACGGTTAGTTACAACGTCGCCATCGGACTAGATACTTTAGGCGCAAACACTACAGGTGCTAACCAAACAGCTGTTGGAACCAATGCTCTGCTAACGAACACCACGGGCGGTAATCTCACAGCCGTGGGAAGAAATGCTCTTTATGCTAATACGACAGCATCTAACAATACCGCTATGGGTTACGGTGCTCTGGAAAATAACACCACTGGGGCGCAAGTTACTGGGTATGGAACAGAGTCGTTAAAACAAAACACCACTGGCTCAAACAACACCGCGATGGGCTATCGTGCGCTTTATGCTAATACGACAGGCGGTAGAAATACCGCTATTGGAAACTATACGCTGGATACCCAAACTACAGCTGGAAGTTTTAACACAGCGGTTGGTTATGCGGCTGGTGATGCGGTTACTACAGCTCAAGCACTTACGCTTATAGGCGATGTTGCAGGAGATGCGATTACAACAGGGGGTACAAATACTTTTGTTGGGCAATCGTCAGGTAGTGCTTGTACTACAGGAAATGCAAACGTAATGATGGGTTACGTTTCTGGTGCTTCAGTTACCACAGCCGCCGCTACAACATTAATTGGCCAAAACGCTGGAGATCTTATTACAACGGGTGACTATAATACTTGTCTTGGTTTTGATACTGGATCGAATGTTACCAACCTAACTACGGGTGAAAAAAATATTCTTATAGGAGCTTATGCACACACTAGTGCATCCGGTTCCGATGCACAAATAGTTATGGGCTATAACGTCGGCGGCACAGCAGATAGTAACTTTACATTTGGTTTTGGATCGACTGATAGCAACATTGCTTTTGGTGCAACTTCAATAACAGCTCCTTCAGATGTTCGCTTCAAAGAAGATATTCAAGATGAAAAAGTAGGTCTTGAGTTTATAAATGAGTTACGGCCTGTTACCTATCTTTGGAAAAAAGAAAAAGACATTCCTGAAGAGATGAAGGCGTATAAAGCTGACTCTGAAGAAAGAGTTATGAATGGCAAACATAACCACGGTTTTGTTGCTCAAGAAGTTAAAGAGTTGATTGATAAAACGCCTGACCTTAAAGACGGTTTTGATATGTGGTCGGAAGACGAATATGATGGAAGACAGCGGATTGGTGAAGGTGCTTTGATACCAATAATGGTAAAAGCAGTACAAGAGCTTTCTGCTAAAGTAGATGATTTAACTGAAAAACTTAACAACTGCAATTGCGAATAGGAGACTAAAATGGCAGTAAAGAAAACATTAACTTCTGCGATTCCGTATTCTGAGGATGGAAAGGTGACACGCTGGGAGTTTGAAATGAAGTACGAGCAAGGTACTGAGGGTAAGGATGATTACTACACAAACATTAAAAAAGCTATTGTTTATGCGTCTGAGGTAAGCAAAAGCCCTAATGGAGATGTAACGACTAACAACTTTACTCCAAAAGCTGAAGGTGATTGGACTAAAAAAGAACTTGAAGATCTTTGTCCAATAACTAAGTGGGATGAGATATTTGAAAGTCAGTACGATTCAGTTATTACAAATCCCCCTAAAGAAGCCGTTGCAAATCGTGAATTTGTGATTCCTAGCTAATGGAGCCGCAACACTTTTCATTCCATACGCTACCAGCAGTATTTATGCTGGAAGCACAGCTATCTGAAGACATGGTAGGCGTGCTTAATGATTACCTAGATAAACTGATGGTAGATGAAAAACGCAAGAGTCATGCGGGTACGTTAGTAGGTCAGATAGGTCACGGCCAGCAATTAACTATGGATCATCTTTGCGAAGAGCTGAAAGACTTTAACTGGACGATTCAGGGCTTGGCAATGGATTATGTAAAGCAGTTTTGTGCTGCATCGGGTAATCCGTTAACAGGAAAAAGAGAAGTTCTAACAGACGAGCTTTGGTCGGTACACAGCTACGAGCGTGACTATAACCCAATCCACGATCATGGGACTAAGACCCTTATGGGAGTCTCTTGCACCACTTGGACAAAAGTACCCCAACAAATACTAGATCAACCTACAGCGGGAAGCGCAGAGTACAGTTTATATAACTCTTCTGGTAACGCAGACGGTTGCCTTGCGTTTAGTTATGGCCGAAACAGTTTATTAGATACAGAGCGATTAGCTCCTCCACAAAGTTTTGTGATTAAGCCAGAGGTCGGGAAGTTTTTGATGTTCCCTAGCTGGTTGACGCACATGGTTTACCCTTTTGAAGGTGAAGGAGAACGGCGAACAGTCGCTGCAAATTTAAATGTATGGAAGGTAGAGGAAGATGGAACCAGACACTAAAGAAGTTGTAGAGGAAACTGAGGTTGCTCAACTTCCTCCTAATCCTGAGATGTTAAACACCAGGATGGACGAGCTTAGAGAACAGATTGCTCAAATAACCCAGATTATTAATTCTAATCAAAAACAACTTGATACACACATGGCAGCATTTAACTGGTATGCGCAACAACTAGAAACGGTTACTCCGGAGCAAGAATAATGGATTTTGTTCTTAATATAATATCTGTAGTAACGGGTATTGTGTGTGCGGCATCGATTATATGCAGCCTTACTCCTACACCTAAAGATGATGCGTTGATTGGACGGCTATATAAGATCGTTGAGATCGCAGCGTTAAACATTGGTAAGGCAAAAGAAGGAGCTACAGCTAATCCAATTAAGTTTGTCAAAAGGTCTGATTGATGCCGGCAAAAAAGACGACAAGCAATTCTAAAACAACCAGGAAGAAAACGACTCCTGTTTCAGACGCACAAATAGCTCTGAACGAAATAAGAACCCATGAAAGAGAATGCGCTTTAAGATATGAGCGTATTGAAGAGCGTTTAGCTGAGGGTTCTAGTAAGTTTCAAAAACTAGAAAGAATGATTTGGGGTGTGTATATATTGATTGTGGGAAGTATTTTAATTCCCCAGTTTTTAGGAGTGTGATATGAGCGATGGAAACAGTATTAAAATCCCAACGTGGGCGTTACCTATTGGTGCGGCTATTGTGTCTGGTGCAATAGCGTGGGGATCTATGCAGGCTCAAGCTTCAGCAACAGCTGACGAAGTCGCAGAGATTAAAGTAAAAGTTGAAGAAGCCGACACAACGGGAAAGTTGAACGCACAAGCGATAGAACAAATAACTCAATCGCTTGCACAGATGAACGAGACAGCTCGAGACTCGGATGCAAAACTTCAGACGTTGATAGAGTTAATGATCAAACAAGCCGCGAATTAGTAGATTACGACCCAGAAAATCCTAATCTTTTTTGTGATTTACGTGAATGGAGAAATTTAGAGTTAGTTCAACCTCCATCTAAAAGGAAAAAAGTAGCTATAGGCTGGTTGAAATTTAACCATCGACAATGCGGCTACGGAGCTCAAATTTATGTGCGAAACACTATGGCTAGAACATTAGGCACAGCGCACCAGATAGATGTTGAAATGTTGACATGGGAACTAATCGCTCCTCAAGCTGAAAAAACTCAAGCGGTTAAACAAAAGAGAAGACTATGACTCTTATGGTTTTTATGTTGATTATGCTTGATAGCGGAGGCAGTAAAACTGGTATTGAACTTGCGTTTAGAGAACTAACCAGTTGTCTTGAATATCGCGACGCTTTAGTGATGCAATCAACTCACATACACAACCTAGTTCTTGGTCGGAAGTCGAATAAATTCGACGCATATTGTGAGGTAAGACTTATACCTTCAACCGAAGCTGGTAAAGGCAATTATATATTTAGAGATCCAATCATTAGAAAAGAAGAGGACTAATGACCCATATCAGGGTTGTTGGGTTATTTCTTCTCTTAGGTATAATAATTAAAGCTAAGGATAAAGATGAACGCTAAAAAACTAGAACCAAAATCTCGTTATGCGGAGTACGACACAGACGGAGACGGGATAGTAAGCGATGAAGAACTCGCACGACATCAAGAAATGTTGCAGCTGGAGCTTCAAGAAGAAAAAGCCGATAGCCAGCGTAAAATGGCTTGGGTGGCTATGATCAGTATGTGCGTGTTTGCTTTACTTCCTCTTGCTCCTTTCGTTCCTGCTGATCGTCTCTCTACATTAGCTTCTCTAAGTGATATGTTGTTTTTATCTCAAGCTAGTGTTGTAGGTTTGTATTTCGGAGCTACCGCATACATGGCGAGAAAATGATAGGGTTTAAACTTAGTGCAGGATTAGGAATTGCTTTAATTGCTTTAGCAGGGGCTTTTAAACTTTACTACGATAAATCACAAGCAGAGCTTGATTCATTTCAGTTACAGTTAGAGCGTTCAATTCAGAATGAAAAAATCTTAGAAAGTACGATTGCAGAACAAAATGAAAACCTTGAACAAACTCTTGAAAATCAAAAACTTATGATTGCTCAAGTAGAAAGATTGAGTGAAGAAAATCAGAAAGCTCAGGTAGAGGTTGACACTATTAGAAAAAAGTTCGCGAAGCACAATATGGATGTGCTATCCCTAAGAAAGCCTAAGTTAATTCAGAAAATTATAAACAAAGGAACTAAAGAGGTGTTAACTGAACTTGAAAACATCACTGACCCACAACAATTTAATGAAACTGATCCTGTTCTTACTGCTACTTCTGCTGGCTAGTGGTTGTTCTCTTTTAGGATCTAAAAGAGAGATCCCAGAAGTTGCCCCTGTAGAGGTTATTACTGTTGTAAAACAGGCTCCTCTTTATCATCCTCCTCTTCCTAATAGTATTAGTTCTTCGCCTGTGGAATGGACGGTACTTACCCCTGAAACAATGCAAGATTATTTAACTGATCTTGAAGAAGGAAATGCTCCAACTAACGCATGGTATTCTTTAACTACGAAAGGCTACGAAAACCTCTCGTATAATATGGCTGAAATTAAACGATACATTAGACAAGTTTTATCTATAATTGACTATTACAGAGAATCCGATAACAAGGAGGAAGTCGATGAGTGAATTGACTGAGATGTTGAGAAAACATGAAGGCGTTCGGGATAAAGTTTATTTGTGTAGTGCGGGCTACGAAACAATAGGAGTGGGTCGCAACATAAGTGAGGACGGACTAGGGCTTTCTGACGATGAAATTGATTATCTTTTAAATAATGATATTAAAAGAGTTCGAGAAGAGCTTACAGAAGAATACTATTGGTTCGCAGGACTAGATGAAGCTCGACAAGACGCTATGATAGACATTAGTTTCAATCTTGGTCAAACAAGACTAAGAGGTTTTGTAAAGTCACTGGAAGCGATGGCTCGTGAGGATTTCGATACAGCAGCTGATGAGTTTATGGACTCTAAGTGGAGTGAACAGGTGGGAGATCGTGCTGTAGAGGTTACAGAAATTATACGAACAGGAGAGTATCAGTAATGCCTCTTCAGAAGTTTATTTTTAATCCTGGAATAAATAAAGAAGGTACGGCATATACCGCTGAGAACGGGTGGTTTGACGGTAATTTAGTTCGGTTTAGAAAAGGATTTCCAGAAAAGATAGGCGGCTGGGCTAAAAACTCTCTTAATGCGTATAAGGGAACAGGACGTAAACTTCACGCTTGGGTTAATCTCCAAGGCACGAGATTTTTAGGTATTGGAACTCGTCTAAAACTGTATATCCAAGAAGGAGATGCTTTTTACGACGTGACTCCTTTGCGTTTAACTACGAGCGCAGGAGATGTTACTTTTTCAGCGACTAATGGTTCTTCTACTATTACAGCAACAGATACGAACCACGGAGCAGTAGCAGGAGATTTTGTTACGTTTAGTGGAGCCGCTACTTTAGGCGGTTTAGTTACAGCGGCTGTTCTTAATCAAGAATATGAAGTGGCTACTGTAACTAGTGCTAACGCATATACGTTTACTGCGAAAGATACTTCAGGAACCACGGTCACTGCTAATGCTAGTGATAGTGGTAACGGGGGCAGCAGCGTAGTTGGAGCTTATCAAATTAATATTGGACTAGACACTTTCGTATCTGGTTCTGGATACGGTTCTGGTACTTGGGGTAGCGGTACGTTTGGATCAGTTAGTGCGTTAAGTGCTTCTAGTCAATTACGGTTATGGTCTATTGATAACTTTGGTGAAGATATGGTCTCTTGCGTAAGAGCAGGAGGTATTTTTCTCTGGGATAATTCAGACACTGTTTCAGTTAGAGCAAAAGCCTTAGAAGATGTAACAAACGCTAACCTTCCTCCAACACTAGGTCTTCAGGTTTTAGTTTCTGCGGTAGATCGTCATGTATTAGTGCTTGGTTCTGACCCAATCTCAGGCCCAACTCGTTCCAATGTTCTTGATCCGTTGTTAATCAGCTGGTGTGATCAAGAAAATATTTTAGAGTGGGAGCCGAAAAGTACGAATACTGCAGGAAACTTACGGCTTTCTTCAGGGTCACAAATCATAGGCGGGTTACGAGCTAGACAAGAAACGCTAATCTGGACAGATACCGCGCTATATAGTTTACAGTTTATAGGTGCACCGCTTACTTTTGGCGTTAATCTAGTTAACGAGGGCGTGGGATTGATTGGCCCGAATGCAGCAGTCAACTCACCTTCAGGTGTTTTCTGGATGGATCGTAAAGGGTTCTACGTTTATAACGGATCTGTTCAACCTGTAGAGTGTAGTGTACATAGTTATGTATTTGACGATATTAATGAATCTCAGAACTTCCAGTTTTTTGCACTTCTTAATCGTCAATTTAATGAAGTAGGCTGGTTTTATAATTCTAGCGATTCCGACTTACCTGATAGATATGTAACGTACAACTACGTTGATAAAGTGTGGGCTATTGGTAAATTAGCTCGTACCGCGTGGCTTGATGAAGGGGTGGAGAATAATCCTAGAGCGGCGGGAGCAGCGAGTAGTAATTACTATATCTATGATCATGAATCTGGGAACGATGCAGATGGTTCTCCTATGACTGACGTTTATATAGAGTCTGCTGATTTCGATATTGGAGAAGGCGAAAACTTCCAGTTTGTTCGTCGCATGATTCCAGACGTAAGTTTTACGGGAACAGGGGGATCTGGACAACAAATCAACACTGTGTTAAAAACCCGTAATTATCCTGGGGATTCTTTAGCTACGGATAGTACAACAGCGTTTACAGCGACCACTACTAAAATAGATATGCGAGCACGTGCAAGACAAGCCGTAGTCCGTTTTGAATCAGATGATGATGCGTCTGAGGGAATACAACTAGGGGTAGGTTTTAGGATTGGTGGTACTCGTTTAGATATTCGTCCTAATGGAAGAAGATGACTAAACTTTTACAGGGAAGATTACCTATTGAGCTAGAGCCTTGGGTTCGTAACTACACGTACAATAGAGCTGTTAGAGTTTTAGAATTAAGTTTAGATAGGGTCGATCCAGATAAAACTCCTGTCTTTACAAGTGACGAAAGAGACGAGTTGAAATTCGAAGCTGGGAGTATTATTTGGAATACAACTGAAAGTGTTCTTCAGGTATATTTGGGAAATTCGTGGCAGAATATCTCCACGCCCACTACCTCTGGACTCAGTGCTACAGCTAATCTAGGGGAAATACAGGTGATTGCAAGCGGATCAATAGTTGTAGAGGTTGGGTAATTTATGACGAGTATATTTAGCGACGAACAACGAGCCTCCTTAATGGATTCGATGACTAATCCTGAATCTAACGCTCGTAAGATGATTGAGCAAAATGCCGAGATAGGCATCTCTCCTGACGTAACTACTGAAATACTTAATAAATACGCTACTTACGGAGCCAATACTGGTATTGGAAATCTTGGCGGCGGTAAACTTGTTGATGCTCTAAATGAACATTACCGTAATCAAGTAGACGCTCCTCTGCAACAAGATCCTCCTGAAATGTTTCTGGGCGGTCTTTTAGAAGGGATTAGAAGTGCTGGGGCTAATGTAGGAACGTATCTAAAAGATGTGTTTACTCAAGGCGGGGAAGCTACAGGTGATTTAGTAAAAGAAGCACCAGACGCAATTAATAGTCCTGTTGGTGTCGAAGGAGATGCAGTAGACGCAGCTGTTCAAACAGCAGATGCACCTGCAGACACACCTGTTTCGACTGATGAAAAAACTCGAATGCAACGATTTAAAGATTACATGGAAGATAATCCTATACTTGCTAGGGAACTAATTGGTACGGGAGGTACTATAGCAGGGATTTTAGCTAAAGCTGCTATAGGGGAAGATGATACTCCTGCTTCAATTCGTGCTCCACGTCCTAGATTTCGACCAGGAAAAGTTCGTACTCAGCGGATAGGTATGGAAGATGGCGGTACAGTCCTTAACCGCAAAATGTTTCTAGGAGGCGGTGAGGTTGATGGTCCTGGAGGTGAGAAAGAAGATTTAGTTCCGATTTGGGCTAGTCCTAACGAATACGTTGTTTCCGCTAAAGGCGTGAGACGAATGGGTGGCGGCGACCTTCAACAAGGAATCGCGGCTCTTGATAGAATAAATTTTGGTGATGAACGATATGGCTGAGAATCAAACTGCATATAGTTATCAGGCTCCTGACCAATATATTTACAACCTCTTAACAGGGGGCGGTAATCGTTTTGGTCTACTTCCAGGAGTAGAACAGTATTACGCAAGTCAGTTCCAAAACCTAGGAGCTGCCGATAGCAGTCCTTTTACTTATACAGGTGAACGTATTGCAGATTTCTCTCCTAGAGAAAAACTTGCAATGGAAATGAGTGACCAAGGTATTGGTGCGTTTCAACCTTATTTTAATCGTGCTGCAGGTTTAAGTGAAGAAGCTCTTGCTACGTTAGCAGGAGGAACGTCTGAAGCAAAAGCACAGCTTTTACGTTCTCTACAACAAGGAGAAGACTACACTCGCACAGGATTAGATAGAGCCGTAGGTGCAGAAGGCGAGTTTCGTGGTCAGTTATCTGAGGCTGAACGTCTAGCTAGAGAAGGCCAGACTATGTCTGACCCGTATTTAACAGAAGGTATCGCAGGAATTAGATCAGGCCGAGCTGATGAATTAGCAGGATTAACTGAGGCAGCTCAAATAGGACGAGGCGCAGTTACTGCTCAAGACCCGTATATACAAGAAGCGTTACAACAAACACGAGCCAGCACGGCAGGGTTCGATCCTTCTTCAATAAGTCAATATATGGATCCTTATGAGGATCAAGTAGTTCAGCAAGCGATGAAAGATATTCGTGAATCGCAAGCTAAAAGCGATATTGGACGACGAGCTGGAGAAGTAGGACAAGGAGCTTTCGGAGGCGCAAGATCACGACTTACACAAGAAGAATCCGATCGTGTAACGGGTCGTGGATTGATGGATGCTGTAGCAGGAATCAGGAGTCGTGGTTTTGAAGGCTCACGATCAGCGGCTATGGGTGAGTTTGGAAGACAGCGTGGAGCTGAGGCAGCTGCTGCTGGGGCTACTGCAGGATTAGGTGCTCAAGCAGGAAGCGCAAGAACAGGATTAGCTTCTTTACTTTCTGGTGTAGCAGGCCAACGTGGAGCTGCTAGACGTGGAGCTGCTGGTGAAATTGCTGGACTAGGTTCACAAAGAGGAGCAGGATTAGAACGACTAGCTTCGACCGTTGCTGGTTTTGGGCAACAAGGGTACGGAGCAGGAATGGGCACTTCGGGTGCACTTACGTCAGGAGGGCAACAGCTCTACGGCATGGGGACTGGGGCTTCTTCTGCGTTAAGTGGGCTTGCAGGAACACTAGCAGGGGGACAAGAAAGAGGAGCAGGAGCAATGTCTGGTTATGCTGGGATGCTTCCTGGATTAATGCAAGGTGACGTGTCTAATATGATGAATGTAGGCGCAATGAACCGAGCTAGAAATCAAGCTATGATGGACCTTAACTACCAGAATTTCGTAGGCCAGTACAATTTACCACAACAGCTTATGTCTGGTTACGCAAATTTCTTAACTGGTGCAGGGCCACTGGCTGGTGGAACAGGGTACTCAGGAACCACAGCACAAAATCCGTACTCTATGACTGGAGGTACAGCAGGAGCATTTAACCCTTATGCGACTATGGGAGGATATTTCGGTGGTGGAGGTTCAGTAGAGAAAGGCGGTAAGCCGATTCCTGAAGGAAATAAAGGACTCGCGGCTCTTTCTAAGAAAGCCCCTGATGTAGTACGAAAGATGGGATTTAGCCCAGCCAAAGCAATGCATGGAGGAATCGCGTCTCGTTTTCCAATGACTTCTCGTAAAATGAGGACTGGCTAGTGGCTACGAATTTCGGTTTTAATATAGGCGGGGGAGGACTCGCGGATCTTGTTCAGACGCCTAAAGTAACGCCCGTAAGAGGGATGCAATTCGCTCCTACCCCAGCACTCCGCACTACCCCGCAGAAAGAGCCTAAGAAAGCGTTACAGGGAGCCTTATTAGGTGCTATTTCTCCGTTACTCGGGGAAGCTGCAGTAAAAGGATTAGGAAGTCTTCCTGGATTAGAAAATATTCTGTATCAAAAAGATCAAAAAACTCTTGAAGAGTTAGGAGTTAAAAAGCCTACACTAGGACTAGAAGAGTCTAAAGCAGGAGTAGATCCTTTTTTAGAGGAAGCCAAAAGACGAAGAGACTTGGTTGATGCAGCACTTCCAGCAGGAGATGTTCCCAGACAAAAAACTCTGTTAGGCAAAGCCTTGACCGAAGCTCTTACTTATGCTCCTGCTGCATTTTTAGACGATGAAGGAGAAGGTGGAGTTGCTGAATTTATTTCTACAGCGGGTGCGGGTAGAAAAGTTAGAGGAGCTTTAGACGAAGCTCGATTAGAAGCCTATCTTGACCGTCAAACTGAACGTGGTAAAAAACTTGCCGATGTAGGTGATTTTGACCGTAAAGTTAGTTATAGCGCAGAGCTTATGAAAGATGGATCGTTTTCCCCTGTAAAACGAACTGTTTTAATTTCTCCTGATAAAACTACTCGCTATGTTCTTAGTGCGGGCAACCCGCAAGTTGATTTCATATTAGATTCTAACGGTAAACGAACACCTGTTCCTAAAGGTCAATACTTTGTTCGTGAGTCGTTAACCTTAGACGATAACGATCCTGGAAAACCAAAAGATGTAAAACTTTACAACACGACTAATGGAGATATTGCTTACGGAACTGTACAGTTTATGCAAACTCCTCAAGGCCGTGATTCACGAGTAATGTTATTAGACCCTCGTAACCGTGATGGTAAAAGACAAAAACGATCTGCTGCTTCTTTAGCTAATAGCTACGATGATAATTGGGTTCCTTATGATCAAGAACTAGCTGACCTAGATGCACGTGAAAAAGGCGATCCACAACTCGTAGGCAGATACGAGGGCCGTAGAGATCGAGAAATATCGATTTTAGAAGTGGCAAATATTGCGGCTGATCTTCTACCTATTACTATAGAGGGTGAGACAAATCCAGAGTTATTAGCAGACGCTGGTGCAATTGCAGGAACACTGGACACGGTTGGTAAAAATATTAATGCGTTATTCCACCTATTTGAACGAAGCGGCAGGTCAGTAGGGGATATTCTTTATAACCAATCACGCAGCGCACAAGCAGCAGTAAGTATGAATAAGTTATTAATCGCTAGTAACGACTACAACGCAGTAATGACTGATTCTTCAGCAAGCGCACAGGATAAAGTAGCTGCTAGAGCTGCGCTTACTACAGCGTTAAAACAAGTACAGGCGAATTCAATAGATGAAGGATACAGTAACGCTTTCACTTCTTTAGACTTGGAAAGCGATGAGTTTCAAGATATTCTTGAAAAACGAGGAATGTTAGCGGCAGGACAATTACGACTAGCGTATGCCGCTGCTGCTGCAGATGGCCAAACAGGTACATCTCTTTCAGATAAGGACGTTGCAAACTTCCTAGAGCAAGTAGGTTTTGGTCAACAAAATGCTAGAGCAGTAGGAAAGAAAATCGCTAGCTTTGTAAAAGGACGCTTGCAAACATTCGATTCAGGAGAGTTTAGAAAACTTTCTAACAATGCTCGAGTTCATGATGAAATAGGTGTTACAGAGACGAATAACGAGCTAATGGGGACTTTCGGCGTTAATCAAGCAGATCTAGACGCATTGAAAGATCCTCAAAAAACTGAAGAAGAAAAACAAGCAGCAGCAAATAGAATACAACAAAGAATTTCTATGGTAAGTCGAGGCACGGCCTATGCTGATTTTACTTACGATAAAGAAAATCAACGATATCGCTATGTTCCTGTATTAGAACGACTAGGGGAATATCAGCAGTTGTACAATAAATACTTGCGAAGTGAAATAACTGGGCCGAAAGGCAAGAAATACAATGGCTTTTTCGAATATTACGGTATCAGTGAAGACGATATAAATCTTGAGGGACCAGGAGAAATTCCTACAGGCAGAGGAAGGTTAACTCGTCCTAACACTCGCAGAACATTGAGAATTAGAAACTAATTATGGCAACCCAATCTAATATAGAACTGTTAGATGAGTACCTACAAACCCCTGATTTTTATAAATGGAGTGAAGAGGTTACTGGTTCTCTAGCAGGGGATTCAGACTACACTATTGGCGAGATTCTAAGTAATGATTCTTTGCGTCTTAATAGTTATTTACAATCTGAATATTTATTAGAACGGGCTGAAGCAGGAGATCAAAGAGCTTTAGAACTAGTAGACGATAGAGATAAAGAAATCGCTAACGCGATGAATCAATATCTAATGATGTACGCTCCTAGTGAGGTCAATGTTCCTCCCTCTATTGATCCTGTTGATCCACAACCGCGACGACCAATAATTCCGATTCCTGTACTTTCGGGGTTGTCAAGAATTCCTGTTGTAGAAGATGTAACAGAGTATTCAGGGATTACAGAGTCTTTGATGAATCAAGAAGATCGTCAGGAATTAATTGACGCACAGGTTAATCCTGATCGTATTTTCGAAGGAGACAGCTCTTTCTATCAAAAGTGGTTAAGAGGTTCAGACCCTATTGATGCAGATTCTCCTTGGAGAGTAAAAGCGTCTTTCTTTCCTGTTAATATGACTCCTTTCGAAGCTGAAAAACTTTTACGAAACGAGTATCCGGATGCAGAATTAAGATACATTAACCCTAACGACAAAAGTATGGGTCTCGCGATTCGTGTTCCTAGAAAAGATGGAGCTGAAGGAGAACAGGGAGAATGGGTAGCTCTGAGACCTCAGTTCGGTTACGAAATGCTTACCGAAGAAACACTGACCATGCTGGGCCAAGAGATAACACCTATTCTTGTTGAGATGGGGCTGTACGGAGGCTATAGAAAACTTGTAAAGGACGGTATTAAAGAAGCCGGTGAGCTGCTAAGAAAAGAGTCTACTGTTGGCGGCAAGATAAAGAAAGGCGCAGCTACCGCAACCATTGCTGGGGTATCTGCAGGAATGGGACGGTTCCTTCAGCTTGCTTACGGTAATACTTTGTTCAGAGATGAAGAACAAGCAAATGCGATTCTTGCTCAGATTGAAAAAATAGAAGCTGATACTTCTTTAGAAGAAGCTGAACGAGAAGCTGCAGTAAGTGAGAAACAAAAAGAACTTTTGAGTTTAAACAATGTTTCAATAGAACGAGCTTTTGAAGATGCTGGATTAGCTGCGGCACTGGCTGGGGCAGGCACTGCTATAGTAGGGGGTGTTTTAGGTGCGCTTTCTACAGGTTGGAAAGCAGTTACAGGTTCAAATATTCCTAATGAAATACTAGCAAGACTACAATCTAAAATCTCAACGAAAGGCAAAACCCCTGAGTTTTCTTCAGGAGAGTTAGCTGAAAGAACTAAGAAAGCTGCAATAGCTGTGGCTGACGAAGCAGGAACATTTTATAGACCTCCTGCAGGAGAACTTACTCAAGATGATTTCTTTAAAGCATTAGAACTAGAACTTTTTGCTCAACTGTCTCCTACTGCTAAAGGCCGAGAAGTATACCAATCAATACTTGATAACAATGAAAAGGCTTCAGAAAATTTCTGGCAAGAGTTAACAGAAAATGCTCCTGAGCTTGAAGGTATTTCTTATAATGATTTTAGAGACTACCTCGGTAGACAACAAGAAGAATATGCTGAAAGAGCTGCTGAAGCGTCTAGACTTCGTCAACGAGAAATAGAAGAACAAACCGATTTAGAAACAGTATTGCCTGACCAAGATCCTGAAGCGATGCTTACTGTCGATGAACTAGGGTCAACTTTTACAAGAGACGTAGAGTCAGGTGGACTGGTCTATAAAAGAAACAGTCCTGAGTTTTTATATCAATACGATGAGCAGTATCAAACAGCTAAAGATGCAGTAAACGCTGAGGTTAGTAATTTAGCGGATTTAAAATACGACAGAGTAACAGACTCTACCGCTTTGATTCGTAAGGAATTTACGGAAGCTCTAGGGGGTGGTGAGAGCAAAGATAAAATAATGCGTACATTAGGAGAAGTTGAAGCTTCTGATGTTATAAAAAGCATGATTCCCATGAGAGACGGAGTAAGTATTCTTAAACAGCTTATGGGAGTTGGAGTAGACGAAAAAGGTCAATTCTTAAAACAAGCTGATCTTACCTTCGGGCAATTGAACGGTATGTATCACGCTTTGAACAACCTGTTTATGACTAGTTCTGACCGAGAAGTTAGACAAATTGCTACAGGTCTTAGAGATGCTGTCGAAGCGCAAATGGATGATTTGATTACATTTCAAGCGCGAAAAGAACTATCTGCTGGGGGTATAGATTCTCCGACCCCAGACGCATTAAGAGAAAAAATTCAAGAAATAGCTGGGCCTCTAATGAAAGCTCAAGAAGACCTCTATAAATTAAACACGTCTATCGAGCGTAGATTTATTCGAGAGCTGGTAGATAAAGAACCCTCTCAAATAGCTGATTTTGTGTTATCAGCTTCGCCTAAACAAATAGAAGATTTATTAGGTCAGATTTATAAATCTCCTGACTCTATTGTACGACTAGGAAACCTTAGACAACTGGTCGTTGAAAATATTCGTAAGTCTATGGGAGGATTACCTTTAGCTGAGCAAAATAAAGCATGGAGTAAATTTTTAGATAAAAATGAAGAGCAGCTACAAGCTCTGTTTCCTGAAGCTGACTTTTTAAAATTAAAAGAATTTAAAAATGTACAAGAACAAGCATTAGCTGAAATTGCTCAAGTTACCGAATCTTTGACACAACTAGAGAAAGAACTAGGTAAGCCTCCAGCTGATTTCGTTAAAGATTTTCTACTTGCTGGTAAAAGTGCAAGACTTGCCGGAAAAGCAGATATGAGTCTTGCTGAGTTCAATAAAGTCTTACAAGAAACACCTGAGCTTCAACCTTATGTAACTGCGCTCGTAAGAGACTTTATGCGTGATAACTTTGAAAAACAACAGCTTGACGAGGGAGGACTTTTCCAAACAGATAACTTCGATGTTAGTGGTTTTATTAGCTTTATAAACCAGGGTTTGAGAGCAGGACCACAAGGAACAGCTCGTTTAGGGTCATTGTTCAGCCAATTACTAGGTAAAGATGTTGGCAATCAATACGCTAAAGATTTAAGAGCTTTTGGAAAACTGCTTGACCGAGGTACTCGTCGCGGCCCGAAAAGCCCAGTTGCTCAAGGATCTGCCGCAACAGGTACTATTGAAGATTTTCTCGAAGAAACAAGTTTCGCGATTCGAATGTTCATTCCTCCTTTAACTCAAACAGGCAGAAGAGTAACAGCTTTTCTGATGGGTTATCGTGATAAAGCTAGAAGTGATCTGCTACAAATACTAGCTGATCCAACTAAATTAAATAAACTCTTGGAGGCTCGAGATCGCTCAATGGGTCGTCGTGAGTTTTTCAAGTTTCTTAGTGCTTTGGCTATTTCTCGAGGAGTCAACATAGGTTCTGAAGAAAGAGAAACTGCTGAACAAAGAGCATTAAAAGCTATTGAAGGCCCGACTACAGGAATCATGGACCTGTATTCGAGAGTCATGTCGATATAGGTGAGTTATAAATGAGAATAGAAATTTTCGAAGCCCCATTACCTGATTTTAATCAAGCTGAAGAAATGCAAGACGGTGGCAGCGTTAAACCTCGCAAGATGTTTAGAGGAGGTATGGGTGGTTTTGAACTTCCTGAAAATCTACAAGAACTTATTGGGTATGCTCCTCAAAATCTTACAGGAAACGTAATTGAAGATGCAGAACCCGCACCTCAAAGAAGCGATCCTGAATATCAGTTTGGGCCATTCCAAGGTAAAAAGGGCATGGATGCTTTTGCAGCTGATTTAACACTTACTCCCGCGCAACTTGCAAGACAACGAGAAGATTTAGCACTTCGTCCTGAAGACGTAGATAAGTATGGGTTATCCCCGTACTCAGGATTACCTACTACAGAGGGGGCTGCGGAGTGGTTGTATGGAGGCCAAGATCCTTACTACGACACTACTGGTACAACGGAAGAGACTACTACTGAGACAGTTCCTACAGAAGAAGTAACTGTACAAACAATCCAGGAGATGATAGAGGAAGGAAGCCTTACTCCTGAGTATATTCAAGAACTAATTAATGCTGAAGGTCTTACAAGAGACGATGTCTACAGTATTCTTGAAACAGGATTCTCGTTCAGCGAAGAACAAATGGCCCAGCTGTTTGATCAAGGAGTTCTGACAAGAGATGAAATTGCATCTTTAGTTGACGAAGCAGTTGCCGCTATGGAAACTGGTGAAGAAACAGGAGAAGCATTAACGGAAGAAGAGGTCGCTGAGATAGCTGCTTCTTCGGGCATGACTGAAGATCAAATAAACGAGCTTATCTCTCAACAAATTGGCGGTCAGGACATGAGCCAATTTGTAACGCAGCCTCAGTTACAAGAACAAATTTCAGGACTAGAAGGACTGTTTCAGAACTATCTAACCCCTGAACAGTTACAAGGTTATTTAGACGAGCAAGGAGCTGGTTACGATCAAACGATTCAAGAACTTCAAGGTAAACTAGGCACGTTAGAACAACAGTATCAAGACGTGACTTCTCAGTACGAAGCAGATGCGGTACAAAATCAGATTGATCAAACTAAAGATGATCTCAACACTTACTTTGCTAGTGCCGCTCCTACTGGGCCACGAACAGGGTCTACGTCGCAGTTTAAATCTGGGTCTTCGTTCCTTCCTGGGGGTAGCCCGATGGCTAACCTAATAGGAATGCAGAGAGAAGGACAAGGACAAGACCCGTTTAGTACTTACTTAAAAACATTTACCCCTAGTTATTCGGATTATGATGCACCGTTTACTGCAGAAGAATATGGTAGTCGAAACCAACCACTTCTAGGAACCCAGTACTCTAATCCGTTTACTGGCGGGGCTTCTTACAGAGGAGCTGACGGTGGTCAAATTTCTTCTAATGGGATTATGGATCTCACGAATTTCGATACGAATGTTCAACCTTTTCAAAACGCTTTTAGACCGAATAAACCAAGGACATAATTATTATGATGCCGATTAACGAACAACCGAACCGATTAGATCAAATGAGAACCGCTATGTCTCAGAACACGGCCTCTATGCCTATGGGTGGCAACCCAACTCCCTTGAATGCTCCCCCCGTAGGCTCTATGCCGTCTTCCCCACCTGCAGGGGGAGGCGGTCCTCAAACAGCTTCAGCTACACCCATGGGAGCTGACCCTATGCCAGCAGGAGACAACGCTCGTTTAGATGAGCTGTTAAACGCTGTTGCAGGTGAAGAAGGGATGATGCCTGAGGAAGGTATGATGGAACAGGCTCCTATGGAAATAGCTAGTGGGTTAGCCGATGCTGCAGTTAGTCTTGCAGGGTCTATTCCAGCTGCTAAAGCTGAATTAGAAGCAGCGTTAGCTCAACTAGATGCGATGGAGATGGTATAAGGACTAGCGTAACCAGTCCTGCCACTTATCATCTCCTAGAACTTCCTGAGCAAGATCTAGTTTATTTCTTAGGGCATCGACAATCTTTTCGTCTATCGTATCTTTTGCTACAAGATCAACGTAGGTAACTTTATTAGTCTGCCCAATACGGTGTGCTCTATCTTCAGACTGTAAGCGTTTCTCTAAGTCAAAATTGTTAGAGTAATAAATTACATTCTTAGCTTCGGTCAACGTAATCCCATACCCTCCTGTTTGTGTGTTTCCTACGAAAAACCGTAACGGGGATTCAGGGTCTTGAAAATCTCTAATAACACGCTCACGCTCATCAGGATGAGTGTCTCCGAAATAAGAAGATACCGCCTGTGTACCAAATACTTCGTGTAAGCTGTTTACTATTTCTACAATGTTCTGTCGATAGTTCGCCCAGATTATTACCTTTCCTTGCATCTCTGATATTACTTCGAACATTGAGTCAATACGGTTATTGTCTATAGGAATGTCTTTGTCATCGTCACTTTTAACGTGGCCGCATACTATCTGATGAAGTCTTAATAACTGTGTGAGTATATTCGTAACAGAAATCTGTTCCTGATCTTCTAGGATCGTGATTGCGTATTCTTTCAACTCGTTATAGAGCTTCTTCTGTTCAGCTGTTAATTCTACATCTCTACGCTGATAAACTTTATCAGGTAAGTCTAGGCAGTCTTTCTTCAATACCCTGAAGGAAAACTTATCAAGTTTCGTGGTTAGTTCATCTAGGTTTCTAAATCCCACAACCTGTTTCACTGTTCTTCCTCCGAAGTATCGATTAACAACCTCACCGTAATGATTCTGAAAAGAGTAGAAGGAAGTAAATCCTAAGAGACTCCTTTCTAAAGTCTCTGTCTGACTATACAGGTCTAGTGGTGATTGAGTTATTGGAAACCCTGTTAGTATTCTTCTGAACTTAGCATCTTTACTAAGTTTTATGATCGCCTTAGTTCTAGCGGCTTTCGGATTCTTAATTGTTGTTGACTCATCAACGGCGAACATTGTTAAGTGACTGAAGATAAACTTCTCAGTGAACGTCACTCCTTTCTTTGAGCTAAACGCCTCTACGTTTATAACCAGGATCTTCAGTTTATCCATTACATCAAACAACGCGGTTAGATCTTCTTTCTCCTTCTTACGAGGATTAGGCGACCAAACAGCTACATGACGATCTATATAGTCAGGAAGGTGCGCAGGGATCTCCCTAGAAGCCCAGTTTTTATAGACTCCTTTAGGAGCAATAATAACTACTCCGTTGATGGCTCCTTTACCGTAAAGTATGCCAATCGTATCAATTAAGACTTTCGACTTCCCCGTACCCATCTCCATGAACAGCGCATACTTCTCTTTTTTCCATGAGCGAAGCAACGCAGTGCGTTGATGTTCAAACGGTTCAGTCTTGAATTCGTATTTCAAGACTCTATTTCCTTTCTAAGTTCTAATAGAAATTATAGTAAATAATATTAAAAATAGAAAATTTATTTCTTGAGAAAAAGCCCCTTACTAATACAACTAATATTTTCTATTACTTTCTTCTCTCTGTTTTTCCCTTGCGTCTCAACTGTTTAGGACTGAGTTATTACTTCTATTACTCTATTGCTCTTCTTTTACGAAATTTTTAAAAAAGTTTTTATTTTAAAATCAAGTAATACAATAAATACCGCTTTACTTTCCAGCGGCTCCTCTAGTAAAGTTTTTACTTATAAAGGAGAAATTAGAAATGACAGTCTATATTGTGCAAGAAGCTCCTGGAAAAAACTTAGTCCCTGCTCAAAAGTACGGAGAACTAGAGTTACTACTTCCAGCGAGAACAAACCTGATGCTTTCTACAGGACCAGAGGTTTTAAAACTAAAGAGAAAGCTAAGTGATTTCAATGATGAAGATTACCTGTTACTGGTAGGAGACCCAGCGGCGATAGGGTTATGTTGTGCTATCGCAGCCTCCGTAAACGGACGGTTTTCAGTTTTGAAGTGGGACAGACAGGAGATGACATACTATCCTGTTACGTTCGATATAAGAAGAACTCCAACAGAATTAGGAGAAGTATATGTCTGAGACAGAAAACAAAGAGTTAACTTTCGAAGAGCTAACGGGTAATACAACTACAGAAGAGTGGAGCGACACCACCACTGATAATGAATACTCTAAGATTTCTGCAACAGCGCAGAGATTATTACATCAAGATAGACTAGTAGAAAGTTTAGAAGCTGATTTGAAAGCGGCTAAAGAACTAGCTAGAACTATACGGGAACAAGAGCTTCCTGAAGCAATGCAGTCTGCTAACTTGATGGAAATTAAATTAACAGACGGCTCTAAGATATCTATAGACCAGTTTTATAAAGGTCATATTTCCGAGCTTCATAAAAAGAAAGCACATCAATGGTTAGTAGATAACGGCCACGGTGGAATTATTAAACATGAGATCACTGTCAAGTTCGGTAAAGACGAAGACGAAAAAGCTACAAACACATTAGAAAGATTAAAACAGCAGGGGTTAGCTCCTGAGGTTAAGCAAGGAGTTCATTCGCAGACGCTAAATGCGTTTGTGAAAGAGCAGCTCACGGGTGGGAAGGATATTCCTGCCGATCTATTCGGGATATACGTGGGATCCCGCGCCAAAATAAAGTAGAGGAAAAACTATGGCTAGTAAGAAAGTAGCAGAGCAGCAAGCCTCTGACCTCATACCTTTCGATGACGATTTGTTATCTGCGGGTACAGGGCTAGAGGAAGCAGAGGCTGGTGATTATGCAATCCCGTTTTTACGGATTCTCCAATCAATGTCACCTCAATTAAAAAAGAGTGACGGTAAATATATCGCTGACGCAGAAGAAGGTAACTTCTTCAACACGGTTACTGAGGCGGTGTACGATGGGTCAGACGGAGTATTAATTATTCCATGCGCCTATAAAAAGAAGTATATAGAGTGGGTGACTCGGGAAAACGGTGGTGGTTTCGTAAGTGACCAACATTCTATACAGACAATGGTAACTTGTAAAAAAGATGACAGTGGACGTTACATTATGCAAAATGGTAATCAACTTGCTGAAACGGCAGAGTATTACTGTATTTTTGCGCAAGATGAAAATGCCCCTGAGCAAGTTCTATTGAGCTTGACTTCTTCACAGCTAGGCTTTTCGAGACGTTGGAATACAATGTTGAATAACGCTCGAGTAGTAAATAAGGCAGGAGAAGCTGTACCAGCTCCTATGTTTGCACATACATATCGACTAACTACAATTCCGCAATCTAATGATCAATATAGTTGGATGGGACTTTCTGTTGAAAAAGAAGGGCCAACTTCATTGCCATTAGCAACAGCGGCATTAGAGTTTATGAAGGCGGCTAGACAAGGCACTGTTCGAGTACAACAAGAACAAGAATCAGTGGTAACAACTACGGAGGAAGAGAACGAGGACGACGTTCCATTTTAGTGTTAAGGGTGAGCAATGTCATTACAGGAAGAATTTGCCCACCGTTTTGCGGGGTTAAGGCACGGACATAGTGTCTTTACCCCGACAAAAGAAACACGGGAAGATGGGAAAGCAAAGGGTAAGTATGTAACTATATCTAAAACTCTGAGCCAAAAAGAACTTGAAGATATTTGGTTACAGCACCTAAAAGGTGAAAGAGGTCTCGGTATAGTACCGATTGACGAAGACAACAACTGCATTTGGGGATCTATTGATATCGATGAGTTTTCAGTAGATCTGAAGGGTTTAGCTAAGAAGCTAAAGAAATTTAAATTACCTTTGGTCGTATGTCGATCAAAGAGTGGAGGGGCGCATTTATTTCTATTTGTGTTTGACCCCGTCCCTGCATCTACGATGCAACGAAAACTTAGACAAGTAGCGTCTGCTATTGGGTTTGGCCAGTCTGAGATATTTCCTAAACAAACTAAGCTCTTATTAGAGCGAGGGGATAGAGGAAGTTCTCTGAATATGCCTTATTTTGGCGGGGAGAACTCTACTGGTTACGGCTTCGGCCCGACTGGTAAAGTTCTCAGTCCGAAAGAATTCCTAGAGTATGTAGAGACACTCGTTCTAACTGAAGAAGAGTTAGAAAAACTAGAAGTGACTCCTATACTAGAAGACGCTGAGTGGTTAGATCAAGCTCCTCCTTGTTTAGAGCATCTTATAGCTCAGGGGTTTCCGAAAGGAATGCGAAACTCAGGACTGTTTAATGTAGGAGTTTTTCTACGAAAGAAGTTCCCAGATGATTGGGAGAGTCGAGTAGAGCAGGCTAACCATAAACACTTCTCTCCTCCTTTGAGTGCGCAAGAAGTATTGACGGTTACGAAACAGGTTCAGAAGAAAGATTATTTCTATAAGTGTAACGATCAGCCGATAGCGGGACACTGTAACAGTCCTCTATGTAGAACTCGCAAATTTGGTATAGGAGCTTCGGGCGGCACTCCTCTGTTCAGTAATCTAACTAAACAGAATAGTGACCCACCTATCTGGTTCTTAGATGTAGAAGGTGGACGACTAGAGTTAGAAACTGAAGAACTCCTGAACCAGAATAGGTTTCAGAGAAAGTGTATGGACAGCCTCAATATTATTCCTCAGAAGGTAAGGGATAATGTCTGGCGTCAGATTATACAACAGCTCCTGGATACTTTGACTATCATCGAAGTTCCTAAAGACGCATCAACTGAGGGGCATTTCAACGAATTATTAGAGACGTTTTGTACTGAACGTCCTGCTAGAGAACGTGACGAGTTACTATTAGGAAAGCCGTGGTCAGATAAAGATAGAACATATTTTAGACTAGGCGATCTGATGGACTACTTACACCGCAAGAACTTTAGAGACTACCCTAGAAATAAACTTACAGCTAAGTTGAGGAATATGGGAGGAGATTCTTATTTCTTCAATATAAAAGGGAAAGGTGCGAATGTGTGGCATATACCACAGTTTGAAGCTCAGACAGAGTCACACGACTTACCTGATTTCGACGACAGCGTACTGTAGATGCTAACACAACGGGCACAAATAATACTTGGCCCTCCTGGAACTGGTAAAACAAGCACCCTGTTAGGGTTACTCGAAGAGGAACTCGATAAAGGAACAGATCCTGAAGACATAGGGTTCTTCACGTTTACGAAACAAGCAGTGCAGGAAGGAAAGAGCAGAGCGATGTCGAAGTTCTCTGTGACTAATAACCAACTGCGGTATTTTAGAACCCTCCACTCGTTATGTTTTTATCAGCTGAGTCTATCTAAGGGTAGTGTTATGTCTTCTTCGGATATATACGACTTAAATGAAAAGTTGAACCTCAGATTGAAAGGAGCAGTAAACACCGAAGAGGGACACATCTCTGGTATCTCTAAAGATGATCGACTTTTGTTTATAGAAAACCTCTCTAGGATGCGACAGGTCAGTTTAGAAACACAATGGCACGATTCTGATGATGCTGTAGGCTGGTTCGAGTTAGAGAGATTTGCCAACGGACTAAAGCTGTTTAAACAAGATCGACTGTTGATCGACTATACTGATATGCTGCAACTGTTCCTTGACCGAGGAAAGGCTCCGAAGCTAGACGTAATGTTTGTCGATGAAGCTCAAGACCTTTCTCCTCTCCAATGGGCCGTGGTCAGGAAGCTGTGTGAGTCAGCTGATCGTATCTATATTGCAGGTGACGATGATCAAGCTATCTATCGTTGGGCTGGTGCAGATGTTGATTACCTCATTCGTAACTCTAAGAACGCGATGGTTCTCAAACAGTCCTATAGAATCCCTAAATCTATCCATACCCTTGCCGAGCGTTGTATCGGACAAGTCGGTTCGCGGGTACATAAAGTGTGGAACCCTAGAAAAGAAGAAGGACACGTTTCGTGGGAACCGTCTTATGAAACTATAGACATGGAACACGGTGAGTGGTTAGTATTAGCAAGGACGAATTACCTACTCAATAGCATCGAACAACACTGTAGGTCTGAAGGTTGGTTTTACAAAAGCAAAAATAAGCCAAGCGTTTCGGAGAGGAAGATCATGTCAGTGCGATCTTGGGAGAGTTTTAGAAAAGGAGAGGGAATCCCCTTTGTAGATTTCACCAAAGTGCTTAATTATTTAAAGATTCGTCTACCTAACTCCCTCGAGAATTTCGACTTTGATACTTATATCACACACGAAATAGCCTCAAAACACATTCCCAACCTTCCTAACGAATATTGGTACGATGTATTCACGGCAGTCTCCGCAGATGAGCGCAGTTACATACGAGCAATGCTTAGGCGGGGTGAAAAAATCACAAAAGAACCACGGATACGCTTATCCACCATTCACGCAGCCAAAGGAGGTGAAGCAGATAATGTAATTTTACTAACAGACATATCAAGTCGCGTGTACAAATCTTTCCAGGATAATCCTGACGATGAGTCGCGTGTGTTTTATGTAGGGCTTACTAGGGCAAAAGAAAATCTTTATTTAATTGAGCCGCAAACGCAAAAGTATTTTCCGCTTTAGTGCTTTACCTTCTAAGGGTCTTTAAGTAAACTAATAAATAAGAAAGGAGAAATAAATGAATATATTTGTTACTGACCCAGATCCAGTAATAAGTGCACAGACGTTGTGTGATAAACACGTTGTCAAAATGGTACTTGAATCAGCGCAGATGCTATCTACAGCTTGGCGCGAACCTAACGATCTAAGGTCGAGTGAATTCTCGTCAAAGTACGCAGACGAACATGAATTATACAAAACCGCACATCCTAATCACCCCTGTAGTATTTGGGTTAGACAAGCTCGAGAAAACTATAAGTGGTTATACAGACACTTCGTTGCTTTGTGCGATGAGTACACACACCGCTACGGGAAAAGTCATGCCTCTGCTAGACTCAAGGGGCCATTGATGTGGCGTCCTTTTAGATCTAGTGCCCTACTAGATGCGATAGAAGAACCTTACGGGTTCGTACTAGCAATGCCAGATGAATATAAGTCAGACGATGTGTTTGACTCTTATCGAAATTATTTAATAAACGAAAAACAACATTTTGCTAAATGGGAGAAAGACCCTAGCCGCAAACCAACATGGTGGAAAACATAATGGCCTCTATTAGAAAGAAACTCGAAGAAAACGCAAACAACAGTAAGAACACTCGCATGGATATTGCTAGTGGAAACATGCTAGGAAACTGGAGACCTGACGAGATCACCCACATGACTCGTTACGATAAGATCTCCTCGCTTTGTATTGAAGAAGCAAAGAAATTAGGCAGACCTATTAATGTGTTGGAGGCAGGATGTGGAGAGATATGGGTTCTTAGAAACCTGTACAAAGCCTACACCGTTAAAAAGTCTGATGTGATTTCTTCTTATTGCGGAGTCGATATAGACCCTGCATGTCTCAACGAGAAACAAGGGTATAGCAGCCCTACAGGACTAGTTGAAGATTCTACTTGGTTTAAGAACTTCAACGGCAGGATCGATATTCAAGACCTCACCGTTAATCCTGTGTTCGACTTACCTGACAACTCTATTGATTTCTTCTGGACCACAGAGGTTATCGAACATATGAACCGAGAGTTCATTCAAGCGTGGCTTGATGACGCTAACCGTGTTTTGAGACCAGGAGGATTAATTTACGTTTCTACACCTAACCACGACGGTTCCAACGATAAGTTGCCTGAAGACCACATATACGAGTGGGGGTTCGAAGAACTCAAGAAAGAGTTGACTCGATACACTCGAGGATGGTTTTTACAATCTGTAGTTGGTACGTTTGCTCAGATGCCTAAACTAAAAGCAGCTATGAGTAAAGATAATGAGGACGCTGAGTGGCGGTTGATGGAAGACCAGTTCGAGCTTCTACAAGAACGCTACGGTAAACAGTTTCTTAGAGTAGTTGCCGCGACTTTCTTCCCAGAAGTATCTAACAACTGTGCATGGATATTAAGAAAGAAACCATGAGTAATACACCTTTTATCTCAGAAGAGATTGTCCTCTATCTGTATTGGATAGAAGAACGAGAGCGGATTAGAAGAAAGAAAGAAGATGCTAACGCTGACCCGCCTTGGACTGAAGATGAGATTTTTAAGAAGTTCAAGTTCTGCCAAGTCTTTCGAGAAGACGATAGAACGACTCGTTGGTTCGCTGCTCATATACGCAGACCACTATCTGCCGAACCTGAAGTAGCGATGGCAACGATCATCTTTAGATTCTTTAATCTGATTGAGACGGGGAGAACGCTACTAGACCACAATCTACACCTTGAGTGGGATAGAGAGAAAGCTATTGAAGAGATCAGCAAACAGCCTAAATGGGTAACAGGAGCTTATATCGTTAAAACTCCTAACCGCATGAACAAGGTCAAAGGTGTTGCTGAATGTGTTTCTCATATCTGGTCTAAACGTGAACAGCTACTTGCTGCGCTAGAGAGAATGACCACCCTTGAAGAGGCGTGGTCTTTTCTCATGCAGTACCCGTATATCGGCCCTTTCGTTTCGTATGAAATTGTTACCGACCTACGACACACCTATCTGTTAAACGAAGCAACAGATATCCGTACTTGGGGTAATCCAGGACCAGGAGCCATGAGAGGATTGAACAGACTAACAGGTAGACCACTAGACTTTACTCGTAAAACACACGACTGGCACACAGAGATGCGAATCCTGTACGACATTTGTCAAGAAGAACTAACAGTTCCTGGAATGACCACAGACAGTCCGTACTACCGAATGCCTTTTGAAATGCGAGAGGTAGAAGGAGGACTGTGTGAATTCGATAAATACTCTCGAATCCATAATGGAGAAGGCCGTACACGAAGCGTGTATGACTACTCTAATACAGAGATGCCGATAATAGAAGATTTAGATAAAGGAGAAAGCAAATGGGTAAACTCAAACAACACGTGATGGAAGGAGAAGAAAGCCACACTGAAAAAGTAATGTTTTATTACGGCAACTTCCTAGTTGGATGTATGGAAGACAGGACGATGCCTAACACGTGGCAGGACGCTATCAACGCGATACATTGGTCTATGTATTTCGAAGGGAAGGAGATCAGTCGATTGCAGATCGAATATATTCTTAAAGAGAACACGGAGAGTTTATATGAAGACGATTAAAGCGCGAAACGTAGATGAAGCTCTTTATCTAGGAGTGGACTTTTTTCGAGGGCCAGAAGGAGTCAATTACAGAAAGCAAGAAAGTAGAAATGGAACAACAAGAGAGTCCATTGGCCCTGTTGTTACACACTACACGAGACCTTGGGAGCGTGTTTCATTTCAGAAAGAACGCGATGCAAATCCTTTCTTTCATTTGTACGAAGCTATCTGGATGTTAGCAGGATCTAAAGAGCTGAAGAAGCTGACTTATTTCAACGCAGGCATGGCTAACTTTTCAGACGATGGCGTGAGGTTAAACGGAGCCTACGGGTACAGGTGGACTAAGACGTTTATGTGGAATCAGATCGACATAATTATAAAAATGTTGAAAGAAGACCCAGACTCTAGGCGTTGTGTATTACAGATGTGGGATGCGGTGCACGACTTAAACAGCTCGAGTATCGACATACCTTGTAACACAAACATCTATTTCAAGATCAGAGATAACAAATTACAAATGACAGTTTGTAATCGGTCGAACGATATGATCTGGGGAGCTTACGGAGCCAACGCAGTTCATATGTCGGTGCTACAAGAGTATGTGGCAGCAGCCCTAGGAATAAAGATGGGGCCGTACTACCAGATTAGTGATAGTTTTCACATTTATGAAAATGAACAATGGGACAAGATAAAGGATTTATCAGGCAGAGGATTCGGCTCTTGGTTCTCTTCTACTTACCCTAACCCTCACTACCCTCTAGTCTCAGACCCAGATTCATTTACCGATGAGTGTATGCAATTTATACAAACCACTCCTCCTACTCGACGGTCTGGAAACCCAGAAGAGGTGGATGCGTTCTCACCGTCGTTTACTACGGAAACCTATAAGAACACGTTCTTTCCTGACGTGATGATACCGATGGTTTCAGCATTTAGAAGCCACAAAGAAAGAAACTACAAGGAGGCTTATGACTTTCTTAAAGAAATTAAAGCACTGGATTGGCAAGAAGCCGCATTCCATTGGATTAAACGAAGACAACTTAATTGGGAGAAGAAACATGGGACTGGATCCTAAGTGGCAGGATGTTAAGTCTATTGCGCAGGGGGATATACACAGCCTGATTGAGTCTGAGAAATCGTACGGAGACTCTTGGAGAAGGCGTGGCGGTACTGGTGCTTTTATGATGTTGGCTCGTAAATTCGACCGTATTGAACAGCAGAGCAAAGACTGCAATTACGATATTTTCGAAGCGGGAAGTAAGTTTAACGGCGAGGACGGTTTACTAGACGATATAGGGGATCTTAGACGATACCTCTTACTAGTAGAGCATCACATTAGGTACGGCTCTAACGAGCCTATAGAGGAAAAGGTAAGGGATGTCGAGACAGATACCGTTGATTCAGCCTGAAAGTGATTGGGCAGCTCCTGAGACGCTACCTTCGTTTACACCTACTGAGACGATTGCAGTAGACCTTGAGACATACGACCCTGACTTATCGAAGACAGGACCAGGATGGGCTACAGGAAAAGGATACACGGTAGGTGTTGCACTAGCCACTGAAACGTGGTCGGGTTATCTACCCATACGACACGACGGCGGTGGTAATTTAGAAGAAGAACTTGTCCTACGTTGGCTCAAAAACACACTTGAAAACCATAAAGGCACCCTCGTTTTCCACAATGCACTTTACGATGTAGGCTGGCTCAAACGAGAGGGGATCGACATAAAATGTTCTATTAGAGACACGATGTTCGCGGCCCCTTTGTTAGACGAAAACAGAAGATCGTATTCGTTAAACAATCTAGGTAAGGATTTATTAGCGGAAGAAAAAGATGAAACACTACTCGAGATGGCAGCAAAAGCGTGGGGAGTAAACGCAAAGAGTGGTATGTGGGCATTGCCTGCTAAATATGTTGGGCCATATGCTGAACAAGACGCAGTTCTAACATTTAAACTGTGGGAGATATTTAAAAAGAAGATCGAGGCCGAAGGTCTACAGAAGATTTTTGATCTTGAGTGTGATCTTATCCCTCTGCTAATCGAGATGCGTTGGAGAGGAGTGAGGATCGATCTCGATCGAGCACATCAGGTATCAGAAGAACTATCGAAAAAAGAGCAGCAGCTTCTAGTTGAGTTTAAGAGAAAGTTTGGCTCGACTGTTGAGATCTGGTCTAACGCTTCGATACAAAAAGCCTTTGATAACAATGACATATGGTATCCGCACACACAAAAAGGGATGCCTAGTTTCCAAGCTAACTGGCTCGAGAATCACGATCATGAACTACCGAAGATGCTGGTCGCTGCTCGAAAACTAAACAAAGCTCGGACTACGTTTATCGACGGAATGATTTTAGAACATTGCTCAGACGGTAGGATTCATGCTGAAGCTCATCCGCTGCGTAACGATGGAGGAGGAACGGTCACGGGTAGATTTAGTTACTCGAATCCAAACCTACAGCAAGTTCCTGCTAGAGATCCTGAGATCGGTAAGATGATTCGATCTCTGTTCATTCCAGAAGAAGGCGCACATTGGGGAGTGTTCGATTACTCTCAGCAAGAACCTAGAATCACAGTACATTACGCATCACTGCTCGGACTTACAGGAGCAAACGAAGCAGTAGAAGCCTATTCTAGCCAAGATGCAGACTTTCATCAGATCGTAGCAGATATGGCTGACATTCCTCGGAAACAAGCTAAAAATATCAACCTCGGACTAACCTATGGGATGGGAAGAGAGAAATTAATTAAAGAGTTAGGGTTAGAACAAGACGAAGCGGAGAATTTGTTAGAAGTATACCACGCAAGAGTTCCTTTTATTAAAGGGATACAGGACAGGTGCACTCGGATAGCGCAAGAACGTGGATATATAACGACTCTCGGAGGCAGGAAATGTCATTTTGACCTGTGGGAACCAGTCGGTTATCTATCTGACGAAAAACGAACACCTTTACCTAAAGAAGAAGCTATAGATCAATACGGAGACAATCTCAAACGATCGTTTACTTACAAAGCACTTAACAGATTGATCCAGGGATCAGCAGCAGACATGACGAAACTTGCAATGCGTGACTTGTGGAGAGAAGGACTTGTTCCACACCTACAGGTTCATGATGAACTCGACTACTCGGTCGAGACAGAAGAGCAAGCTCAGCTCATTATCGACAAGATGGTGAACTGTGTTGAACTAAAGGTTCCACTAGTAGTGGATTACGAAAAAGGACAAACATGGGGCGAAGCAGAATGAGGATACAGAGTCTTACTCAGGAGAAAATATCTAAATTTGAAAAAAGGAATCTTGAAATCTTTCGATTATACTCAGAAGAGGAAAAGACTCTGGAAGAGATCGGAAAAGATTACGGCTTGACTAAACAGCGAGTCTGGCAAATCGTACAGCGTTGTTCAGATGGTCAGGGAGATTATTATGCACAGCATCGACAGGAGAACTAATGCCACAAGAAGCATCGCTCTGGAAGCTACTGAAAGCTAACCTTCCTAAAGAAGCTCATGTTCAAAGGATCGAGACTGGAGGGACTGCTCGAGGAGTACCTGATGTTAATGTCTGCCATGCAGGGAAAGAAGTCTGGATCGAACTGAAATCAATCAAAGGAAATAAACTAACTCTGACTGAGTTTCAGATTGTCTGGATGCATAACAGAAGCATAAGCGGAGGGAACTGTTTCATCCTAGTAAAGAAAGACAAAGAGCTACGAGCATTCGATATTTCCGAGTATGAACTAGAAGAGTTTTTAGAAGGAAAAGTGAATTGGAACAGTGACTTACACGTTAGTCTTAGTCCTCCTTACGAATGGGAGACGCTGTTTAAATTCATTTTTTAGTGCTTTACTTTCTAAACGTCGGCGGTTAAGGTATTAAAAGTAGCGCGGCATACCGCCTACCAAAGAAAGTAGAACTGAAATAAGGAGGCCAATTATGGCAGCAGCAGTAGAAACGATGGCGTACTCAGGAGAAGTACCATGGCACCGCGAAGGTGTTGCAGTACAACCTGACCTAACGCCATATGAAATGATGGAAGCGGCAGAGCTTGACTGGACTGTTACTAAACGTAACACTTGGACGTCAGCGATTCCTATGAATCAATACAAGCCTGACGAGGAC